GCGCATAGCCGCACGCAAACGAGGTCGACCAAAGAAGAATGGTAGGCCCAAAAAAGACAACTACGACAAGGTTCGAGCATCCCCATCCAAGCGTGAGGGAAAGCGCTGGATCAGCGTCTCCTTGCCTGAGGAGGCGTACTACATGCTCAAGGAAGTTGCTGCCTTTTACAAGGTCGGTATGGGCAACTACATGTACAGCATCATCCTGCCCGCTTTTGATCACGCCTATCAAGAGTCGCTCACGCTGCAGCGCATTGCTGCCAACAAAGAAAAAGCCAAACAGAAAGCCCCCGATGAAATACCAAACCGAGATGACGTTCCCCGTAGAACTCACTTTTGAAGTGCTTCCTCCAATGATGGTAGAAGACACCGAGTTGCCCGCGCAGCTGGACATCACCAAGGTGTTGCTAACTATCGTGGGACCCAGCGGTAAGCCCCGCCAGGTAGACATCACCAAGAGCTTCTCCGAGGAACAGATCATGCTGCTTGAGGATGAGATTGCGGAGAACTATGAGCCATGAAACTGACCGAAGAACTGCGCGCAATCAAGGGGGTCTATCCAGCGATAGAAGACCTCCTTGAAGCGGCTGCACAACGCATTGAAGACCAACGATTGTGGCGTGAAGCATGGATAGAGACAGAGAATAAAGTTGAGTTGTTGACAGGGCAATTAGTTGTGCTAAGATCAACCCGTCTCCACAGAAAGCAGAAAGAGTGCAATGACTGAATTACCTACCCAGAGGACTGACAAGGTCTTCAAAGAACTTGCCAGTAAGGGCAAGTATTTCAACACCGGTAAGGTGTTGATTGGCGTGGCCTGCGAACCCCGCCCACGCGTCCTGTCTCACGGAGAGGAACGCATTCAAAGTGCGTTGCTCAAGAAACACGGACCACGGGTCACGGCGGGCACCTGGGGCTATGTGGCCTTGGTAGCCACGGCGTCTGTAGCCGCCCTGGTAGCGTGCAGCACATGAGAAAGCGCAGCAAATACCGGCCTAAGCCGGTTCTACAAAGCCCGATGGATTACGTCCTGTCTGGCTTCAAACCTGTGCGCGATCTGCCAGGGATTTACCTTGATGCGCAGTTGAAGAACCGCACCGCCTTGGAACAGGTCCGCAAGGGCCTGGCTGTCAAGGAAGACATCGACATGCTGATTGGCGCGTTCAATATCACTGAGGCCCTGGCCTTGAGCGGCATGGGCCGCGACTGGATGGACGAGATCAGACAGGGACAGGACGCACTGCTGGAGTTGTCCCGCAGAGGCGTCGCAAGAGGCATGAGGTTCATCATGACCGCCAAAGAGTGGGAACTGCTCAAGGTGGTGATGGACCTGCATGAGGAGCAGCTGGCGAACGCCACTGTTCACGACATCGAGAAGGCGCACGCCTTTGTCTACAAGGTAATTGCCCAAGGCAAGGCACGTGCAATTGTTCAAACCATGAAGGAAGAAACATGACCAAGTCAGACAAAATCAGAGAGTATTTCCGCAAGCATCCCGATGCTGACGTGGCCAAGGTGGCCGCCAAGTTCGAGGCCTCCAAGCCCATGACGTACAAGATGCGTGGCCAAGTTCAAGCAGAGTGGCAACCGCCAGCGATGGTGCCTGTGCCGATGCCGAGTGCAGAACATGAGGCAGGGGCCATGGCTGCGGCACTGATGCGCGCCTCTCGGCGCACTGAGCAACAAAGCAAGGCACGCGTGGCCAAGTATTTTGCAGGATTTGCTGAAGAGACGGACATCGACGGCACGCTGAACGAGCGCGCCCAGGACTACGGCAAGTTCAAGGACGGCGCTGCACTGATGCAGGGCATCAAACGACTGCTCGCGGACCACGCAGCCAAGCACGACAAGACCTTTGCCGACGACCAGTGGGAAGCCCTGGAGATGATCGTCCACAAGATGGCGCGCATCGTCAACGGCAACCCCGACAAGGTGGACAGCTGGGTCGACATCGCGGGTTACGCCACACTGGTCGCGGACCGCTTGCAGGGGAATGCACGATGAACCATGACCAATTGGCAAGGGGCTACGACCCCAGGGGCCGGATTGAGGAAGGCTACGCCTACAACCCTGCGCAGCAGCAAGAGAAATTCCACCCAAAAGCAATCCTTGGGGCGTCAGTTGAACAACGCCAGCAAGGGAACGTGACCCGTGAGGTGCAGCAGCTGGAGAAGAACCTTCACATCCTGGCAAGCGTGATTGACGCGCTGGACAACCGCCTGGCGGCTGCCTGCCTCCCTATTCCAGAGACAGCGTCAGGCTTGCGTACATCAGACGGAGGAGGCTGCGCCTTGGCCAACCAACTCTCCGCGTTCAACAGCATGCTGTCTGTTCAAGTCAACCGCATTGAAATGCTCTACCAAGGAGTTGACCTATGAGCGAGCTTCTCCCTCTTCTCCTGATCGTCTGGGTGGGCCTGGCATGGCTCACGCACGTGATCACCTGCATCGCATCTGCCCAGTGGCTGTTCCTGCTGGCCGGCGCGATATTCTTCCCCATCGGCTGCGTGCACGGCACGGGCGTTTGGTTCGGCGCGTTTTAAAATTCTGACAACATAGAAAGAGAGAAATAGCATGAGCGACAAAGACATCATGGTCACCGTGTACACAGAGACCGATTACCGCATCCACATTGACGAGTGGGACAACGGTGGGGTTTGGTTCTCCCTGCGCGATGACCGCGCAAGCATCCACACACCCCTGACACGCAAGGAAGCCCAGCAGATGCTGGCAGGCCTGCAGTCCATCCTGGCCAAGGAAGAGGTGGCAGCATGACCTGGCCATTCCCTCCCTTTCCACTGCCCCCGTATCACGGACCACGGGCCCCGAGCGGGCCGGACTATCCATCTGACGCAGAGGAAGCACCGCTGTGAGCATGAACACCCCGTTCCACCTGCGCCAGCGGGAGTTCAACACCTTCAACGCGGCCAACCCGGCCGTGTGGGAATACTTTGAGCGCTTCACGCTGGAGGCCATCAACCACGGCCACAGGAAGATCAGCCACTGGCTCATCATCAACCGCATCCGCTGGGAAGTGGCAATGAAGACCACCGGCCAGGACTTCAAGATTTGCAACAACCACATTGCGTTCTACGCGCGCCTGTTCGTCAAGGTGCATCCGCAGTACCGCTTCATCTTCAACCTAAAGCGCATGGACGACGAACCATGGCACGGGGACATGCCGCTATGAGCCGCTACCTTTACTCCACGACGCTGAGCCTTGACGTCGATGTCGACATCAGCGAGAGCGACCTGACCAACGACGACTTGATTGAGCTGTGCAAAGAGCGCGGCATCATTGCCAGCGGGCAAATCATCGAGGACCTGTACGTGATGTTCAAGCTCAAGCAGCACGACGCCATCGTCGAGCGCATGCGGGTGTTTGTGCAGGATGCGAAGGGGGTGGTGCTGTGAGCCCGTTGATTCAAGAGATGGTGGGCCTTGAGCCTGAGGAAGCCCTCAACTACCAGTGGTTTGACATGACGTCGGTATACACGCCGGAGCAGGTCATCGACGGCGACATCCTGGAGAAACCGCTGCCTTTTCCATTCACAGCGCTGGTGTGCGCCTACGAGGACAAAAAAGTGCTCTTGCTGACTAACCGCGTGGGAAAAGTTACCGCAGTGGTTGGTTGGCAGCTGGACAAAAAATCCTATAAGCCCACCACGCCCTTCACCTATGTCGTGGAGAAGGAAGGGGTCTTGTGTCGGAACCTGGACGGCTCGATTCTTGATTATCGTACCGGCTCTGCAACAGGGGCACTGGCCTTTATTGCCAGGTTCCTGGAGTCCATAGACACGCAGCCCGCCACTGGCTACATGCCCATCAAGCGCGCTAACTGGGAGAAAAAAATCCGCCAGAGTAAGGTGCCGACATACGACTGGACCACGGTGGTGATTGAGCCTCGCAGACCACGGCCCGAGGACCAAGGTGGCACGCACGCGAGCCCCCGCTGGCACGAGCGCCGTGGGCACTGGCGCACGCTTAAGTCTGGAAAGCAGGTGTGGGTGAAGAACTGCGCAGTTGGGGACAAGGCCAAGGGTGCCGTGTTCCATGACTATCAAATCAAGGGGAAGACATGACAGAGTTTGAATCCCGCGTCTGCGGCATCCCCTGCATCATCCGCGTGAAGTACTGGGAGGTCTACATCCCCGCGCAGCGCTCCGGGCCACCAGAGCGCTGCTACCCTGAAGAGGGTGGTGAAGGGGAATGGGAAATCCTCGACCGCAAAGGCCGGCCAGCACCGTGGCTTGAACGTAAGATGACCGCGAACGATCACGATCGACTCGACCGTGAAATTTTTAACCACATGGAGAAGCAGTATGAACACGACCACTAAAACCACACGCCCTCGCCGCACCTTTAAAGAAGTGGCCAAGGACGCCTACGAGCGGGGTTTTGCCGAAGGCGTGGACCGCGCAACCAAGAACGCAGAAGAAGAGCTGGACACCCTGGTGAACAGCAACCTCGAGCTGCGCGCCACGGTCATTACCCTGCAAACCAAGCTGGCCAACGTGTCCCTGCGCAAGCTGGCCTGGTCACGGATCACGGGGCTGTTTGGAGGGAAGCCATGACCTTTACAGAATGGTGGGAACAATTGACCACGGCAGAACAAAAAGTCATTGGCGAAGGAAATGCCAGGTTCGTCTGGGAAGAATGCCAGAAGCACACCCTCATGACCATCGAAGAGGCGTGCAAGGCCCAGGTGGCCTATGACGAAGGGTTCAAGCAAGGGCGCGAGCGCTTTGAGATCAAGCTGGCCGGCTGGACCCTCAAGCCTGGCGTGCAGCCAGGCATGATCTGGATCAGCGATGCAGGTGGCGAGGGCGGTGACTTTCACATCCACGAGCTGGCGCAGGTCATCGGCATGTTCTACAAGGGGAAGTTTTGATGAACAACTGCCCTCACGACTGGAAGCCCATTTCTGGGCCGGGTATGTACCACTGCGCCCGATGCGGCGCTTTTCAAAGGATCATTAAATGACCATACCACCCGAACTGCAAGACCGCTTGATCGAGGTACTGCGCCTAGCGCACGACAACGCACTAGAGGCGCACCAAGACGCACAGGAACGATACAAGGGATACAAGCAGCATCGCATTGATGCACTTGGAGCTGAAGCCGTGGAGACCGAAATGGTTTTGCAAGAAGTACTGATGCTGAAAGCGAGGGGAGCATGAAGCACAAGCTAATCCTGATTGGCGGGGTGATTGCCTCCGCTATGGTGTCCATCACCATCCTGTGGGGTGTGTGGACGGGTATTGCTTATTTGATGGGGGTGATATGAGAGACGTAGTTGAGATGGCGCGTAGAGCAGGTGCTGTATTTCCCTTAGATGGGAGCTACCACACGTTTGAGCGCCGCGAAGACCTTGAAGCCTTTGCCGAGCTTGTCCGGGCGGATGAGCGTGAGGCGTGTGCAAAGGTGTGTGATGCGCGTTACATGGGCGATAACAACCGCGAAGATATGGAGGCAAAACGATGCGCCGCCGCCATCCGAGCAAGGGGGAACACATGACACGCGATGAAATTATTGCTGCTTGGAACGCTCAAGCAGATTACATGAACACTTGGCAGCATCTTGGAGAAGATGAAAAGCTGGAGTGGGCAATGAAACTAGAGCGTGAGGCGTGTGCAAAGGTGTGTGAAACGTACAACAAACGGCAGTGCTACAACGACGAAGACATGGCGGTAGCAAGCGAATGCGCCGCCGCCATCCGAGCAAGGGGGAACACATGAAAGCACAGCCAACAACGAAGCAACTTATTGAGATGCTGTATGAGCGACTGCCTGAATTGTTTGACCGAGCCGCAGCACAGCCAGCACCTGTGCAGGAGCCTGTGTTTACATACGATCAAGTGAAAGCACACATTCAAGCGGCAATGATGTCAGCAGCACAGCCAGCAGTCCCCGATGCAATTCACCACACTGACACGAGCGAGACCCTTGATTACATCCAAGGCTGGAACGACTGCAGGGCAGAGATGCTGAAAGGAAGCCATGAACCCGTTTGACTGGAAGAAAGACCCGCGTCCGAGCATCTTTATGAAGGACGCGAAGTTTAAGCCAAGACCCGCGCAGACCTACGCCCACCTCACCCCAGAGGAAAACGTCGTGGCCTACAAACAATTCAGCATCCACGCTCGCGCTAACCCGAAAACCAAGCCACAATTGAACAGGCACGAGCTTTAACACAAGGAAATCACATGAGACCCGCTATCTTCTCGACCGACGACCCACCACAGCCCATCACCTGCGTAGAAACTCTGGAGTATGTCCAAAGCCTGCGCAGAAGGATCGAAGTGCAAAACGACCAAATGGAGCATCTCTCCAACCAGGTCCTGCAACTCTTGGCGAAAAACAGAAGGCTGGAAGGGGAGGTCGAGAAACTCGCCCTCGACCTGGGCGTCATGGACGGAGGTCCAGGCGTTGGATGGGTCGAGGCACCTCGATGACCCCCTCCCTCCAGGATATTCTCGAAGTCCTCGGGCCACGGCAAATGGTCCAAGTCGTCATCCTTACCGCCGGAGGCCAAAAATACGCCCTCATCGGACCCGTGATCCAAGACCCACAAGCCACAGAGTTCGGAGAAGTCACGGAGATCGAGTT